TATTCTTGATTAGAATAATAGTTGCTGTCTTTTGTTGGTTTAGCAAAGTCCTCTTGAATAGCCACCATATCTTTTTTATAATTTATAATGGTGTAAGGGTAAACATCAGAACCAATATATACAGATGCACCACCACCCATAAAAATATTTTCATCAAAAATGATTGCCATTGTTCTTTCTTCTTCATTATAAGTCATTATTTACCTCCTTTTAATTCTTGAATTTTATAACTTAGGGTTTGTAAATCCCAGTTATTCCAATCCATTTCACCTTGTGTGTTTCCATGAAATAATTTGAAAAGAACATCTCTCTCTTTTGTTGTTAATGCAAGTGTTAGGACATTAAATCCCTTGTGAGTTAGTTTGTATTCATTTTTTCTATTTTTAGTAGTCATTTTAGTCTCCATAATTAATTAACAATATAGACAAGGTACATCTATTGACAATATAAGTCAATACAAAATATAAAAATTTTTTCAATTTTTTTTATTACTATATATGGTGTTGACAAACTCTCACAAATCACCAAATATGGTTAAATGGTGTTTGTTGTGCTATTCTCCCCAATTAACAATAAAGAAGGAACACCAAAAAAAATGGCGGCACAACAGTTATTACCTCTTGAGGTGGTGTAGGTAGGTTTTTCGAAAACTATCCATTTTTGTCCTATCTACACCTTTAAAAAGGAATTTAATGTTAGCCGAACAATTAGAAGAAATTATAGAAGATTTAGCAGCAGACCCTGTAATGTTTGTTGAAACAATGTTGAATGTTAAGCCTGAAAAATGGCAAAAAGAATTTTTATACAATGTTCAAAACAATCCAAGAAATGCAGTTAAGTCAGGACATGGTGTTGGCAAAACTGCCGTTTTATCGTGGTTGATATTATGGTGGTTGCTTACAAGACACCCATGCAAAGTAATATGTACCGCAAACACAGCACACCAACTATCTGATGTACTATGGGCGGAAGTTAAAAAATGGGGTCGGCAATTACCGGAAGCATTTTATAATCAATTAGAAATGAAGAACGACAAAATCAACCTTGAAGGTGCAAGTGATAGCTATGCCGTTGCTCGTGTATCAAGGCGTGAAAATCCTGAAGCCCTACAAGGCTTTCATAGTGATAATTTACTTTTTATTATTGATGAAGCTAGTGGTGTTGACGATATGATATTTGAGGTTGGTGAAGGTTCTTTATCAACTCCCAATGCTAAAGTTGTTATGACCGGTAATCCAACACGAACAAGTGGTTATTTTTTTAATGCTTTTGCCGCTATGCGTGATAGATGGAAATTAATGACTGTTGCGTGTGCCGATAGTTCACAAGTATCAGCCGAATATATTGAGGATATGTCACTTAAATATGGTGACGACTCAAATGTTTATAGGGTTAGGGTTCTTGGTGAATTTCCTAGAGCAGAAGATGATACTGTCATTCCATTATATATGGTGGATAGTGCATTGCAAAGGGATGTCCAAGTTGACCCATATACACCGGTTGTTTGGGGTTTAGATGTTGCCGCCTTTGGTAGTGATAGAACGGCTTTATGTAAAAGGCGTGGCAATGAAATTATTGAACCTATTAAGTCTTGGCAAGGTAAGGACTTAATGGAAACAGTTGGTATTATTGTTCAAGAATACGAAACCTGCACTTTTAAGGATAGACCCACCGATATAATGGTTGATAGCATAGGCATTGGTAGTGGTGTTTGCTCAAGATTAACCGAACTTGAATTACCGGCAAGACCTATACAAGTAAGTGAAAGCCCAAGTATGCGTGATAAATATATGCGTTTGCGTGATGAATTATGGTTTAAGGCTAGAGAATGGTTTGAGGGTCGTGATGTTTACCTTGTGCAAGATGACAAGTTAATAGAAGAATTAATAGCCCCTCGTTTTAAATTTACCTCAAATGGTAAAATCAAAGTTGAGGCTAAAGACGAATTTAAAAAAAGACTAGGTGGGCGTAGTTGTGATTTAGCAGATGCGTTTTGTTTAACATTTGCACAGCAAGCCTTCACCGCCTCTATTAGGGGAACACAACATAATTGGAATAAGCCAATATCATATAAGGACAATTCATGGATAACATAAAAGATATTATATTTACGCCTGAACAAGACTTTGAGGCTGATAATCCTGTTACCCATGCTTTATTAGTGCATTTAATTGATGAATTAGAAAAAATGAACCGACATTTAGACAGTTGGGAATTGTTGTCCGAAGTTTGTTTGGCAGCCGCAGCGTTTAGTTTTCATAGAAGCGGTGGCTCAAGTGAAGAGTTTGTTGAAAAAATACAAACTATTGATATTAAACCGGATGTATCGGAATTAAATTAGGAGAAAATAATGGAAAAAATACAAAACATCATTGACTACATAAAAGGTCATTCATGGGATTACATTGATGCAGCATTGGGCGGCATTATTGCAATTCTTTTATTAACAATACTTTTAGGATAATACAATGCAAAGAAGTCAAGTATTAGATATGGAAAGACAGACTAAGAAAGAAACAAAAAAGCCTGTTGAAACTAAGAAAAAACCTGCAAATAAAAAAACTGCTAAATAGGATTTTTTAATGGATAAGCTAGAATTTCAAGCCTTGTTGCGTAATGAAATAGAGAACGCACATGGCTATTATGATAATGAGTACGGCATAGACAGAATTAAGGCTATGGATTACTATATGGGTGAAAAGTATGGTAACGAACAAGAAGGTCGTTCTCAAGTTGTTACAACAGAGGTTGCCGACACCATAGAATTTATCATGCCTAGCCTTATGCGTACTTTTACACAAACAGATGATTTTGTAAAATTTATGCCTCGCAATGAAGAAGATGTTGAGGGTGCAGAACAAGCCACATCATACGCAAATTATGTTATAAATTGTCAAAATAATGGTTTTGTTGTTTTACATAATTTTTTTAAGGATGCGTTGTTACAAAAACTAGGCGTTGTAAAAGTTTATTATGATGAAACTGAAACAATGGAAGAGGAAACATATACTAATCTTTCAGATGATGAATTAACACTTTTATTGCAAGACGAAAGCGTTGAAGTTCTTGAACAAAGAACGGAAGAGCAAGAAGAATATCAAGTTGACGAAATGTCAATGGAAACTATGGATAGTTATGAAAGTAATGCTAGACATGATGTTGTTATAAAAAGAAAAAGTTATGGTGGTATGATTAAAGTTGATAATATTCCACCAGAAGAATTTTTAGTTTCTAAAAGAGCATCATCTTTAGAAGAAGCTGATTTTGTAGCCCACCGCACAACCATGAAAGTAAGTGACCTTATACAAATGGGTTATGATAGAGATTTGGTTGAAAGATATGCCGGACATTCCGAATTAGATTTTGGTGATGAAGTACAAAATAGATTTGAAGATGTTGAGACCGGTAGTGATACTGATACAAGTGATATGTCAATGCGTGATGTATTAGTTGTCGAAGCATACATAAAAGCTGATTATGATGGTGATGGTATTGCTGAATTACGCAGGGTTGTTACTATTGGCGAAGGTTCTGAAATAGTTGAAAATGAAGTTTTTGACCATATACCATTTGCTTGTTTATCTCCCATACTAATGCCGCATAGACTTATTGGTAGAAGTTTAGCTGAAATTGTTATGGACATACAATTAATTAAATCAACTGTAATGCGACAATTATTAGATAATATATATCTTACTAATAATTCAAGAATTGCCGCTGTTGAGGGTCAAGTTAATATTGATGATTTATTAAATTCAAGGGCAGGTGGTGTTGTTAGGGTAAGACAAGCAAATTCGTTACAACCATTGCAACCACAAATGATAGGTCAAAATGCTTATAGTTTGTTGCAATATCTTGATGAATTAAAAGAACAAAGAACAGGACTTTCAAAAGCCTCAATGGGTCTTGATGCAGATGCACTACAATCTACAACCGCAACCGCTGTTGCCGCTCAAGTTAATGCTGCACAAGGTAAAATTGAAATGATTGCGAGGGTTTTTGCCGAAACAGGCGTAAAACAATTATTTAGATTAATCCTAACTTTATGTTTACATCATGGCAAAAAAGACCAAATGATAAGGTTAAACAATAAATTTGTGCCAATAGACCCTACAAATTGGAAGCATGAATATGATATTACAGTTAATGTTGGTTTAGGTAGCGGTCAAACAAACGAAAAACTAGCATTTTTAAATCAAATGGCACAAAAACAAGAACAAATATTACTTCAAATGGGTGCTGAAAACCCATTAGTTTCTTTAGAACAATATAGAAATACATTGGCAGAATTATCAGGGCTAGCCGGATTTAAAGATGCGTCAAGGTTCTTTAAAAATCCTGCCGATACGCCACCACAACCACAACAACCACCCCAACCAAGTGAAGCACAAATTAAAATGCAACTTGAACAACAAAAAATGGAAGCCGATATTCAATTACAAAAAGCAAAACAAGACGCTGAATTACAATTAAAGCGTGAAGAATTGCAAATGAAAATGGAAATAAGAAAAGAAGAACTTAGGTATGAAGCTCAACTAAGAGGTTTTGAACAACAAGTTGGTGGACAACCATCAACAAACTTACCAAGAGTTGAGTAATGTCAAATTTAGATGACGAAACATTAGCAATACTTAGTGGTTTAAACGCTGCACAACCAACGACACAGCAAATAGATTATTCAGGCTTTATGGATAATTTTCAACCTGTATTAAATCAACCTAATTATTTTGTTCCACAACAAGGTTTATTACAAAACACACCTACATTAGACACATTGTCAGATTTAGATGTTATGCAACAAAGACCACAATCTTTGTTAAATATGATTGACCAATACCCAACACTTGAAAGCGACTTTCAAAGAAGTTTTGCGGTTAGTCCTGATACATTTAATATGAATGTTTATCAAAGGTTACCTTATGACCCTGCTTTTTGGGAGTCTTTTGTTAATCAAGGTGGCAGCACAACTGATGATGGTATTGATTTAACAGGTTTAGGTGCTGCAGGTTTAATTGGTGCAGGTGCAACAAGTTTACTTGGTAGTGATGATAGCGGTACAGATGGTAGTGGTTCTAATAACGGAGGTATTGATACTGGAACAATTATTACAGGAGGTTCAGGTAATGATACCCTTGCTGGAGGTACAGGAACTAACACAATAGAAATTAACTCAAATACAAGTGGTGGCACAACAATAAGTACAATAAATGGAGCAGGTGGTAATGATACAATAGATGGTGGCACAGGTACTGAAACAACAGAAATTCCATCAGAAAATAATATTTTAACAAGTACACTTACTGGTGGTACTGGTAATGATATTATTGATAGCGGAACAGGAAGTGAAACAGAAGAAACATCAGGTTATATTACAAAAGATAATGCTACAAACATTATAAATACATTAGTTGATATAGGTGACATTACAGCAAATGACGCAGCTAGTTTAATTAACACAATAGAAACAACAAATGCAAATTTTGGTTCAGCTCTTTTAACTGGTTTAAGTTCTATTGCAGGTAGTTCTGCTCAAGCAAGTAATTTAATAAATAATGCAGAAACAATTTTAAGTGGAACAAGAACCGCTCCATCAGGTGTTGCTGGCTCGTCATTTAAACAAACTAGTGAAGGTGGGGGATTAAGTCTTGATGGCTCTATTGATGGACAAATAAATTTAAGTGATACAGGAAGTGAATTTAATTTGCAATCAGCAGGAACAACACCCACAGGTGCAACTGCTTTTGAAACTTTTACTAAAGATGGACAAACTTTTTATGAAGTTTTTACTGATGCAGATGGATATATTATTACAAAATTTGACCCAACTAGTAACCAAATGATACCTGTTGATGACCCAAGAAGTATGTTTGAAAAAGGTTTAGATAAAGCTAGTAATTTTATGAATAGTCCTCTTAATGAAGGTTTTGGTGCTGCTGGTTCAACATTAAATAATGCAACACAATTAACGCCTACTGAATTATTATCTTTAGGTGGTGGTTTATTAAGTTTAAATGCTGCACTTGAAGAAGCAACACCAACAAATGTTTTTGGTTCTGCGGTTGGTTTAGGTGCATCAGGGTTATTAGGTGGAACAGCAACTGTAAGTACAGGTGGTGCTGCTGCATTAGGAGGTTCAGGCATAACTACGACTCTTGGAACAGGAATACAAGGTCTTGCAACTAATCCATTAACAGCAGCTATTGCTATGGGTTTATTGTTTGCAGAAGGTTTAGCACCTGACCCATCTAATAAAACAGGTTTTAGTGGTTTTGATTTAGCAACCTCATCAAGTGAAGATTTTGGCATGGGTGGCGATAAATTTAAACAAGGCAATGTTGATAAAGCATCAGCAATATCACAAGGTATGGGTACTGCTATTAATACTATTGCAGATGGCTTTGGTTTAAAAACAGAAGGTGATGTTTTAGTGCAAACAGGTAATCGTGACCCATTAAGTGTAACTTACGGCAATCAAGAAACAGAACAAACTGCAGATAATAGATTAAATTATAATCCTGAAACTGGAGATATTATTAACTCAACTGATGATATTCAAAGATTTTATTACACAGGTGAAAATGGTTTTGATGCTAATATGTTGGCAAATGATTTAATACAAGGCACAACTTTATTATCGTTAAAAGCTGTTGCAAATGGTGAAGATACAATAGATATTTCAAATCTTAGTAAAGTTTCACAATCACCTGACGCTTATAAAAATTCTTTATTGTCACAAGGATATACAGAGCAAGGTGCTGACACAATGTTAAATATTGCACAATTTGGTGGAGTTGACACAATGGGATTACTTGGAAACAAAGCTATTGTTGCTACAAACGAAAATCAATATTTAACAGAAACAGAAATAGCGTCATTACTTGAAAAAGGTTATACGGAAGAAGAAATAGCACAATA